GCAGCGAGCGCTGGGGCTCGTGCAGCGTTACATGGAGAAAGATACGGAGCGCGTGTCGCACTGGTTCGATATGAACGAGGGCTTCGGGCTTGAATGCCTAATACTAGGTGAAGGCGATGCTCGGCGCGTGTACATAGTCACCACTTCCCCTCCTCCGGAATATGCATTCATCCACGACCGTTGGCCGATGATAGGGCGGATTCCAGACGGCACAAGCTGACCCAGAGAGGCACAGCGCCACCATATTACGAACTGTATTTCTGGCTTATCCTCTGGTCCCTACGAACCCGAGGCTGCGCCATGGATAGACTAAGTAGGGCCGAAATAGAGGATGCCTTGGGACGCCTGCTACCAGGCAGCACGGTCAAATGTGTTCTTTGGGGTGACGGTACTGCCTCACTTACGGTAACAGGTGAGACCGGGGAATCATTTGCAGTGGTGGGTCTGGTGAGAAGCGATTATCGAGGGGAAGCTGGGTTAAAAAGCCTCGCTAAGCATATATTTGAGGACATTCAGCTAGCTCGACAGGGATTGAAAACCCACAGAGCGAAACCGTTGGGCAATATTGGTAATCAATCCAGCGCCCCCCCTGCGCAATACAAAGCCCGCCACTAGGCGGGTTTCTCTATTTTTTTGGTGTTAATTCTTGTCCGATCCATCCTTAATTGATCGGGCGTAGAAAGCCACAGCCTCTTCAGCAAGCCCTCTCCATTCAGCGTTATCGATGATCCCCTTTTGCCTGTACTCGTAAGCAATTCGGAGGAGGATGTCGTACTGTCTTTCAGCGTCGGCTCGGCCCTCCGGCCTTCGCAGAAGCTCTCTCCATACATTAAGCGCCTGCTCCTCATCCAGTTCAGCCATCTTCCGTCCCCAAACGTCGTCCTGCAGGGGAGCCTAGCACCACCGAAATGTTCCATGCTGAGGATGGGCGGATTCATTGATGTCTGGGCATCAGCTCCCGCACATACGCTTGGCAAGCGCGTAATTTAATTACGGCTCGATCACCGTCGTCGGTGATGGCGATAACTCGCTGAGCATGCGCTGGGTCAAGTTGGGCTCTTGCTCCTCCATAAACCACGCCGACGGCGCCGGTACCGGCAAGCACTGGGCCGCCATTGGCTGAATTCTCGAGGAGGACTGACAGCCGCAGATCAGAAGTGGCAAGACGATCACGTAGGCGAGCCTGATTCGTTTGTGCATCGCTCAGTTCCTTGTAGTGGATTTGTTCGCTGGCCGATAGACGCTGCTCAAGCTCCAGGCGCCTCCGCTGCTCTGCTTGCATCTGATCTGTAGCCGCGCGACTGAGCGCATCAAGATCGACCTGATGGAGACTGGCTTGCTCAGCCAGCTCCTTGCCATACCTCCAGTCTTGGACTTTCCAGGTCCCGCCGATAGCGATGATTAGCGCAACCGCAACGCCGGCCACCAGAAGCTTCAATGTCGCAGGATTCATGGCACACCTTTGAAGAAGACATGGTTCCCCAGGCGGAAGGTTTCAGTTGCACCTTGTACCCATACTGGCGGCTTCGGCATGGTGGTCGCGTAGTAGTGGGTCGCACCTTTCGTCATGTCAGGCTCGACCCCGGAAATAACCAGATCCGCCGCCCGCTGTGCCTGGGCGAACTGCTTCGGCGGGATTGGTTTGGCTCCACTCAAATACGGATAGTTCGGGTCGTTCTTGTTCCAGCAACTGAACTGGTACGGTTTCAGGCAAACCCCGGTATAGCCCTCGCCCCACCATGAGCGATCCTTGCCATCATTCACGCGGTTGCGGATTACGCAGCCCACGGCAACCTGGCCGGGCAGCCCCTCCCCGCGGGCTTCGGCCCACAGCGTGCGAGCGAGGATGTCGCGGTCCTTTTCGGATGCGTTCATGTTTTTCTCCAGACGAAAAAAAGCCCGCAATATGCGGGCTGGGAAAATGGATACATTCGAGCGAAGAACCGCTCTATAGCTTTGCGAATACTGCTGGCAAGAAGAAAGCATAAGGATTCGAGGAACCGATCGTTATTGCGTATAGATTATTGCTTGAGAAATCCCACCAACAATAAAGCGATCTATCCTGCGGCTCATCAGCGAGCATAGGAATACTGAATGAATTAATCAGCATATGTTCACCCACTGGAAAATCGAAGGCAACCCGATAGTAGTTACGAGTCAACCCTTGATCGGTGTAGTCGGTTTTAACATAGGTCCAATTCTGAAAGGATCTGGTGAATATCGCGTAGGGGGTTCCGCTGTCAAACAACAACCTTGCATCGCCGTCCCACAGTCTCATACCGAAATCAGCCAAGGCAGCGGCAGCAAAACCGCAGGCAAAATAGCTTCCGTTTGGCTGTAACGTATTTACATTGTAAGCCCTCACGTAGAACCCAGTCCACGCTCCCGGTTTCCCTAAGACCTTCATCAAGCAAAGTCCAGCGATTCCGCTTGTGGCTGATGGTCTGACAAAAACCAAGGGGGGTTCCTGGCTGGTAATTGTCCGAGGGAAGTTCGTAACTGACCCGAGCCCCGACTCTTGAGTTGGCCGATAGGTGCCCTTTGCCAAAACGACTAGTCGCGTAAACTCAGAGTCAACGGTCACGATATCACTAGTATTTTTGAACTCTAAACCGAATACCATTAAGAGTACCTTATAACAATTAACCGCATAGCTGTACTTGTAGTACTACTCCACTGTTCTCGACCTCGGACGTAGCTGTAAACGCGGACTGCATCGTTAAGTACGAGAGTTTCAAGTTGCCTGTCGGTGGATGTATTGTAATTGCCGATAGGCACCACAAAGGCGGTTCCATTGGTTGGGGTCAGTCCAGGGACGGATATGGTCTGGTAGGTCTTCGCGTTTGAGCCCTTCACCACTGCGCTGTACACCACGCGCATGGTGAAGGACGTTTCATCCAGCGTGACGTTTCCGCTCTCGTCCCAGATTTTAAGCCCGAAGCTCATGCGGAAAGATCTCCAAGTTGCACGCGTTTTACGCCGTTTTCGTCGTATACCTTTACTGCGCGATTGGTCACGGTGAGTCGGCCACCGCCAGGTGCCGGGCCGTTAAACTCAAGATTCCCAGCCTTATCCAGCCGCCATCCCTGCACGCCGGCGACGTAGTTGTCCGACTGCAACGCCTGCCCAATTTTCAACATGGTGATGCTTCCGTCACGGATGAACGCGGTGTCTATGTACGCCGCGCCTCCCTGAATAACGAACGGGTAAAAGACATTGGCGGTGTTTGGATCGACGACGGCAAAACGACTCGCCGCGATCAGAACCTGGCTGGTTATCATCCCTTCGTCATTCTCAACACCAATGCCGATACCGGCGAGATACGGTTTCCCGTCAACGGTGAGCTGCGTTTTGATGCTGTACATCGCCGCAAGCTCGGTTTTGAGTGCCTCGACCTCAACCTGAGCACCGCCGCCAGAGTCAATTTCCTCCAGCAGATGCTGACTCAACTGGGTTTCCGTGATCTTATCGTTCAGGTAGTCCAGGATAGGCCCGGCATCAACCGACGATTGTCCAAAGACGGGGCCGAAGAAAGCGCCAATATTTCCGATCCGATCAACCAGGCGTGCCCAGAAAAAATACGTTTTTCCGGGAGCGAGCCCCATGATGGTCAAGTCAGTCTGCGGGTACGTGTAGTCACCGAATTTAGTGGCGTCGCTGATCTGGTTGGTTTCGCTATACCAGATCTCCGTCCGTTGCAGATCCGCAGTGCTTACGCCCTGAGGAATCTCCCACTTCAGTTTGATACCGAACACGATCGACTCGGCAGTGAACGAGGAGACTTCTGGTGGCGGCGTAGTTTTTCCGTTCAGCAACGTCTCCGCAGAGGTTGCGAAAACAGAGCCGATATCGAGCGAGTTGATCGCTCGCACCTTCGCCATGTACCTGCCGGCATAGATCCCGCTGACGTCAATTGATGTCGTCCCGGTACGGCCTGCAAAGATCCAATCACCTTCATCCTTGCGCCAATACACCTCATAAGCGATACCCTGATCGACGAAATGGTCGTTGCTGAGTGTCACGTTCGTAGGCGGCTTCTGAACGCTCGGGGGAACGACGCTAATTGGCGGACGCTCGATACGGCTGCCGTTGTCGATTGCACCGTATTTGCTCGAGTTGTGCCGTACAGCATTGATGGTGAACTTGATTTCCGTGTCCGAAAAATCTTCCGCTACGGACATCACCCGAAACTGTTGCACCGCCAAGGCAGGTGAGTCGATTGCCCACATGGAGTGAAGCGGTGGCAACGCCTCGAGGCTTTCCGACAGCACGACTTGTTGTACCTCAGCCGGAAAACCCGTGGTATCAAAAGTGATGTTGCCGTTGTCCCACGTGATGCCGGAGCTGTCCCAAGTCAGGGGATAGCCCACGGACTTGATGGCTCGAGAGACAGCCTTACCGTTGGGCATAATCAGGGTGATGGTGTCGCCCGGAAAGGCGGTTACATCCGCGTCGAGCACGAGAGTGTCGAGCGTTGAAGAACGCAGCCGGCCACCGATTCGGCGCCCAGCCCTGTCGTTATCCGCGATGCGGATGATCTGACCAGGCCGCGCCAAGGTGCCATCCAAGCCAACGGAAAAGCTGACGCTCTCCGTCTCCAGGCGGTTAGTAAGCAATGCCCATTTACCAACGCGCTGCGCCTGAGCCTGAGACGTGCATCCGGTAGC